TCGCCGGCGCCCGAGACCGCCTTCTCGTAGGCCTCGATCATCGACATCGGGATCTTGGCCCGCGGGTACCGGACCCGGAGCTGCGACAGCCGATAGCCGTTCTTGAAAAAGAAAGTATCAATCTTATCGTCGGGGCCGACGTCGACCCACAGCCGCGGGATCGGAATGGCCTTGAAGACGATCGGATTGAGGGCGTCGCCCTCGCTGACCTCGAGGCAGCCCAAGGACAGGAGCATCTCCTGGATGGCCTCGGGCGCCTCCTGGTTAAAATTGCTCTCGCCGAGGACCTCGAACACGAACTCCACAATCCCTTCGAGCGCCGCGTTGATGTCAGTGCGCTCGGCCGGGTCGGTGGCCGATCCCGCCTGCAGCGAGATCCAGCGCGCGAACGGCGGAATGAGCCCCGACTGAATGCGGCTGGTGCACTCGGCCAGCGCGACCACGCCGGTCTCGTCAAAGATCTTGTCGGTGCGCTTCGAGCCTGGAGAGGTTTGGAACACGCTCTCCTTCATTGGCATCGTGTAGTCGTAGGCGTCCTGAAACGTGCTCTCCCACGGCCCGCGCAGCTGCACGGCGCGCTGGTAGCGCGCCATGACCCGGCCGGCGCCGTCGTCCGTGACCGGCGCGGCCGTCGCGTAGGCCTCGCGCTTGGCCATCAGGCGGCGTCCAGCATGCCGCGCGGCCCGAAGCCGCCGCCGCCCTTACGGCCCGACAGCAGCGAGCGGAACCCGACCGTGCCGCCCAAGCGCGCGGCGGTCTCTTCGGTCCGCAGCCGCTTGTTGGTGGCGCGCTCGGCCTGAAGGCGCTCCTCGGTCTGCTCCTGCTCGATCGCGAACTGGCGCTCGGCGGTGGCGCGCTCGGCGTCCTCGCGCTTGCGCTGCTCGGCGGCCTGAGCCTCCTGCTGCTGGATCATGTACATCAGCATGAGACGCTGGCTGCGCCCCGATCCGCCCATTCCGAACATGCCGGTCCCCCAAAGGTCCCCTCCCTATGCACCAGTGTACGGTTCCGGGGGGATGCACTCTTGCATAAGCTGGTGTATGGGAAAGGCCGTTCAGGCGGCAGCGCCTGGCGTTTCCTCCCTTTAAACTCCCCACCCTCGTTGCCATAGCTGGGCGAGGGTGGGAGTTTTTTAGCGGATCCGGCGCTCGCGCCGCTTCTGGAATGGGTCGTAGGGAACGCGGGCAACCACCGGACGGCCCTGGCCGTTCTGATTGAGGAGCGTGCGGCTCTCGCCGCCGCCAAGTAGCAGATATTGTAAGGCGTCCATCGGGTGGCTGTACTTGTTCTTGTTCGGTGTCTCCTCGTACCGCTCGGCGCCGGACACCTGCAGGCGGCGGTAATGGTATCCCCCCTCAAAGCCCCGCGTTATGTGGGTCGCCGTTGGATCGACGATCAGACCGGGCGTCCGATCGACAAGCCGGGTCAGCACCTGTTCAACCACGCCTATGCGGAGGCTGATGTCGTTCGTCGACGCGGCACGCGCGACGATCCCAGCGGCCCGCATGAGCTGGAAGGGTGTGGTTTCGTCAGTCTGCGCGCGATAGTCGCCGGCCGGATCGCCGGTCACGATTACCTTGTGTCCTGGGAAGCGAGCAGCGAGGTCCTTGCGCAGGAGTGGGCCAAACTTCGACACCCCCATGTCGGTCGCGACGAGCTCGCCGAGGATCAGCCAGCGGCCGCGCAGGTTCTGCCCATAGACGGCGGCCGGGGTCAGCCCGAAGTCGACCCCGACGTGGATCGGCACGCCCTTGATGGGCTCGAGCTGTTCACGCGCCACGTGCAGCGTGCGATCGAAATCGGGGAAGACGGGACGCCCGTCGGCGAGTGAGCCCAAGCGGTTGAGCACGTAGACGCCGATCCAGTCGCGGCCCTTACCCTTGATGATGTTCAGATAGTAATCCGGGGTCAGGTTCCGGCGGTTTTCAGCCTGCGGGTTCATGACGTAGCCCGTGACTTCGCCTGTCGACTTGTCCTTTTCCTCGATCATTCCACCGGGCTGTGTATGAAAACTCCAATTTTCGGGCCGCACCAGCATGAGGGCCTCTTCGCGGCTGATGTGATCGGGCGGCGGCGCATCGCCCGCCATGATCGCCCACCAATGATCTTCGTCTGGCGCGTTCGTGTCAGCTATGACGCCATACCAGGTGGGCCCACCATCTTTCATCGACGGAAAACGGCCCACGCGCATCGTGCAGGCGTCGACGATGCTCTTCGCTATCTCACGGGCTTCGTTGATCCAGACTCCAGTGAGCTCGAGCGAGAGCAGTTTCTTGACATCCTCGGGTCGATCGAGCGCGAGAAAAAGGACTTCCAGTTCAAGGTCGCCTTTTTTCAGCCGATGGGTGTACGGCGGTGGGTGCATCGTAACGGGGCCCCAGATGTGCTCTGGGAACCAATCCTTCCAGGTCGCGAGGGTTGTCGTGCGCAGCTCTGGATAGGAATTGCGGATGATGGCCCAGCGCGACTTGCGCTTCCCGTCGGGCCCGGGCTGTTGTGCCAATGCACGGCGGAAGATTTCGATGCAGCAACAGGCGGATTTGCCCGAACCGACCGGGCCGCGTAGGCCGCGCACGAAGCGGTCGTCGAGCATGAACGCCTTCAGCGTCGCGCCGTCGGGCTTATAGGTCAGACGGGCTGTCACGTCAGTTGTTGCCGTCCCGTGACGCCAGCAGGTCGTGATGCAGGGCGAGCACGCAGTTGATGATCTCGAGCGTGCCGTCGCTCGTCGTGACCCAGCGCGAGCGCACCGTGTCGTCGTCGGGATGGCACGTCACCAGGGCGAACGAGGTGATGGTGCCTTGGCGCACCGCCTTCACGAGATCGAGCGCGATCGCCAGCATGTCGGCGTCGGCCGGCTCGCTCTCGATGACCGGGAACGGGAGGACCTGGCTCATGGCTTGAGCTCGACCGCGCGCCATTCGCGCTGGCAGGACGGACAGCGCACGTAGTCGTTGGGCAGGATCCCGAACGACAGCGGGAACTCGCGCTGACAGCTGCAGGTCGCCCAGGTGATGAGCTTCGCGCGGTAGTCGGGCTTTTGCGACAGCGCGAACGTCTCGCGGGGGAGGTGCTTCATACCGGCACCAGCACGTGCGGGACGATGCGGACCGCGAGCTCGCCCCGGGCGCGCAGATGCGAGGCCCAGAACAGGGCCTTGGCCAGCGTGTCGACCAGGACCGCCGGCCGCCCTTGCGACTCGACGTGGTAGAGCGTGATCATGAGCGCCTCGCGGGCAGCACGGAGAGCGGGTTGTCGCGGTAGAGGCGGCGGACCTCGGCGTCGTAACCGACACGTGCCAGCGACACGCAGGCGTTCTGGATCGAGATGCCCATGGCGTTGGCGATCTCGCGCGAGCTGATGCCGGCCTCGGCCATCTGGATCATCCGGGCGACGCGGGTCGGCCGGTTCCACGATTTGCGGTGAGTGCCGTTCTTCCAGCGCGAGTAGGTGACTTCGACCGAGCCCTGGGTGCGGTTCATGCGGGCGGCAATCGCCGGCCATGTCCAGCCCCGGGCCTTCATGGCGTGGATGCGCTCGAGGTCCTCCCAGGTATAGAGCAGCTTGCTCACCCCAGCCGCTCCACGAGCTCCACGTAGGCGTTGACGGCCGCGAAGGCGGTGAGGAAGGCGAACACCAGCATCAGCCAGAACTCGGTGCGGTCAGCCTCGCGCCGGGTCTTCATGCCACGACACCGGCATCGACGGCTTGGCGCAGCAGGGTCTCGTGAACGCGCGGACCCCAGGCATCGAGCAGCTTGTCGCACTCGTGCGCGGTCAGGAGGTGCTTGGGGAAGTGGCGCAGGTGAACCTTGCGGACGATTGCGTGAAGCCGCTGGCGGTCCTTAAAAGAGAGGCTTGTGGAAAACCCGCCCGACGCGAACGGAATGATCGCGTGGGGGTCCCTGAGATTGAGGGGCAGGGGCTTCGACATCGCGGGGCTCCGGTTTGAACCGGGTGTACGCCAGAGCCCGCTTTGCAAAGATGCACCCTTGGAGGAACCGGATGGCTCAGGTCGAACAGCTCACCACCCTGCGCGGCGTCAACGTGCCCGAGGGCATCGACGCGGAGGAGATCATCGCCTGGGGCGACCGGCTCTGGGTCCGCTGCCGGATCAACGGCTACGTGGTCCGCACCGAAAAGGGGAGCTGGATGAAGGTTGCCCTGGTGCCCCTGAACCTAAAGAAGGAAGTCTCTGCCCCTGCCGATTCGCAGGCAGAAACTCCTACCCCCCCTGGGGGGGACGGTGTTTCGCTACCACCGCCTCCGGAAAGTGAAGACGAACGAGCCCCCTAGTCGGACACTCGGGCTCGGCCTCGCAGTCGACACACTCGACGTCGCCGGTGTCGAAGATCATCCAGTTCGTGGAGCCGCATTCACACCGCATGGCCTGCCGGCCGATCGGAACGGTCTCCTGTGGCTGAACGACTTCCACGGCCGAAAACCTTCCCCTGACGACGTTGGGCACGACCCCTCCAAGGCTAAGACCCACGATCGGTAGGCCGCGGGTCGCGGCCTAACACTGTTCGATGCGGGTGGCGTCGCTCATTGAAGCCAATGATTTGCTCTTTGGTGCCACAACCTACTTAGGTGGGCTAGGCTACCTCGAAGCCCTGCTCGAGCGCATTGATCGTCGTCAGCGTCCAGGCCGTCGAGGTGTTGGGGTCGTTATCGTAGACCTTCGACTTGTACGAACCGATGATATTCGCGGCCGACGAGGCGCCGACATCGGTGGTCGCGCCCGACTTCAGGGTCTGCTTAAGCGAGATCGTGCCCGAGCCGGGGTTTTCCGCGAACACCTTGGCGACCGCGCCATAGACCGTGGTCGGCGTACCGACCAAATTACCCATCGCGTAAGTGTCGCGCGTGGTCGAGACCGCGCTCTCGACGTAGTCGGTGCCGCCGTTTTGGCTGGTCTCGTCGACGCACTGGTAGTTCGAGCCGGCGCTCGGGGTGAAGCCCGTCGTGGTGCCGGCGCCGTTCGGCCGGATGGTCTCGATCGTCAGGTTGCCGAACGGCTGCGATGTGGTCTTCATCGCGCCGGTGCCGCCCGACGAGTCGAAGATGATGAAGTCCTTGTAGTAGCGGACCACGCTGGTCGAGAACAGCGTGAGGGCCGTGAGCCACGGCGCCGCGTGGGCGGTGCCCGAGTAGGTATCACCCGAGAAATTGATCTCGAGAACACCGTCGACCCACACCTTGATGACGCCGGCCGCATCCTTGGCGTCGATCTGAAATTCGATCAGGTGCCAGGCGTTATCGCAGACGTTGGTGGTGCCCGATTGCGACACGGCGCTCGACCCGGCCAGCGACGCGGTGACGACGCCGGTCGTGGCGTTGAGGTTGAGCTCCCAGGTCTGCGCGGTCAGGGACGAGTTTTGGCAGGCAATCCTGAGGACCTGGACGGCCGAGCCGATCGAGGCCTGCTTGAACTTGAAGCGTCCGCCCAGCACCGTGCCCGACGGCGTCGCGTAGAGCGTCGTCGCCAGGGTGCCGCCGGTTCCGGCGGTCTTGATGCACGGATCGCTCGACGGGCCGGCGGTCAGATCGAGGACGTATTTTGTGTTGTCCGCGTTCGAACCCCACATCTTCGACATGTCGGACGTCGTGCCGTAGGAGTTCATGCTGTCGCAGAAGAGGATGGCCACGGCGGTCGGTCCTTATGAGTAGATCACTTCGGTGAAGGCTTGGGTGACGCGCACTTTCGCGGGCGTCGCGCTCGAGAGGTACGGAACTTCGGTGAAGGCCTGCGAGACCCGGATGGTCGGCGGCCGGTCGTAGATCACCTCGGCGAAGGCTTGGGTCACCCGCACCCAGGCGTCGACGCCGGTCAGCGTGAAGAGCTCGTCGTAGGTGGCGCCGTGAACGTCGGTGGCGCGGATGGTCAGCGAGTAGCCGACCCCGGCCGTGAGCGTGCCGCTGAGCAGGACCTGCCCGCTCGACACGGTGAACTTGTTCGACGGATCGGCCTGCTCCGAGAAGGTCAGGGTCAGGCTCTCGCCGCTGTCGGGATCGGTGCCCGTGATGTCGTAGAGCGCGGTCCCGGCCGTCGCCGTGACGTCGATCGAGTAGCCCATCGCGGCGCGGACCGCCTGCGAGCGGCCGATGAGCGCGAACGTCCAGCTCGAATATTCCGTCGAGACGCCGGTCGCGCTCTCGGTCGAGGCCGCCACGGTGCCGCCGTCGCTGGTCTGCATGCCGGCGAACAGCTCGGCGTCGTTGCCGACCGTGGTGAAGCGGGACGTCGCGAAGTGGGTCCAGCCGTCGGCGTCGTTATAGATCCCGGCGCCGCCGCCCAGGAAGTATTGCAGCGCCAGGCGGTAGGTGCCGAGCGTCGTGATGGCGCTGCCGGCCAGCGTCGAGACGCCGTCGTCGATCCCGATGACGAGAGCCTCGTAGGGGCGGCCGGTGTCGATCACGTTGTTGAAGACGTCGATCGAGGCGGCGAAGACGTCGTTGACGCCGCCGGCGCTGGTCTGCGTCAGAGCGAGCGTGCCGCTCTCGCCGCCGACCGCGCGCTTCCAGAAGAGGTTCGTGCGCGAGGCGACGTTGATGATATCGCCCGGATACATGGCCGTGTAGCCGGCTGGCACGTTGAGCGCCCCGCCGACCACGTCGGTCCACACCGAGACGATGATCAGGTCGTTGGCGTTGATCGTGGTCACGGTCGGGTAGGCGGGCGCGATGGCCGTGGTGTTGGCGGTGGCCGCGATAGCGCCGACGCCCTTGAGGGCGGGGCCACCGCTCGGGAAGGGGCTGGCGCCGACCGGCGCCGCATAGGACCAGTGGGCCGCCGCGAAGTTCGCCGTGACGGTGTTGACCGAGGTCGTGGTCGCGGCCGGAAACAATTCGCCCGTGAAGGCGGCGATCGAGTAGGTCGTGCTCCAGCTGCCGCCGTCGAGCCGGAAGCGCACCGTCTTGTTGGTGGCGTCGAGCTCCATGCCCGCGACCCCGGTGCCCCAGCCCGACAGCGTGGCGAGGACGGTGCCGTTGAGCTTCACCTGCCCGGTGCTGTTGTTGTAGCTGATCGAGTTCGAGAGGGTGCCGAGGACGGCCGTCCCGACATCGATCGTGTAGGAGCTGTCGCAGACGCCGACCATCATGACGTTGTCGCCGGAGGCCGAGGCGGTGAACTCGCAATAGTAGAGGCCCGCGGTGACGCCGCGCATGGTGCGCGACTGGCCCGCCTGGATCGAGTTTTTGGTGATCGTCCTGTCGTTGTTCGACAGGTTGAACAGGGTGTGTTGGCCCGAGACCATGCCGAACTTGGCGCTCGCCGCCGCGGTGCTGGCCGTCCGGGTCAGGATGATGTCGGTCGGGGCCAGGTTGGCGCTGACGACGTCGATCACGAAAGTCTCGTCGAAGGTCGCGCCGGAGCTGTCGGTGACGCGCGCCACGATGGTGTGGCTGCCGACCGTGAGCGCCCCGGTCGAGATCAGGTTCGTGCCCGAGACGTCGAACAGCTCCGACACGTCGGCGATGAGCTCGAACGTGAAGGTCTCGCCCACGTCGGCGTCGGTGGCCGAGAAGACCCCGATGGTGCCGCCGATCGCCAGCCCGTCGTTGGTGCTGGTCGAAGTCAGGGCGATGTCGGTCGGGGCATTGATCGCGCCGCCGCCGCCGAGGCCGAGGGCAAAGCCCATACCAGGAGGGAAAACCATCCCTCGTGGCTAGGCCATCCCCCCAGGAGAGGGGATGCACCCATGGAAACGGAAGGAAAGGAGGAGAGCAGGAGGGGACGCGGGCTATAGGCGGGAAAACTACGGACGAAGGGGATTGATACCCCTCATACGCTGCAGTTTTAACCCCACCCCCCTCAGGTAAGATCAATGCGGACGGTCAGTTCTCCGCTGATGCGCTGGTCGATCATCGTCGTTGCCTTCCCGAGCACGCGATCCAGCACGTCTGCCGCCACCAAGCTCTTGACCATGTCGCTGCGACTGGAAGCCATGAGCTGGCGCTGCACCGCGAGGGCTTGCGGCACGTGCTCGGCCATCAGGGCACTGCACTCTTGGGCAATGCGTTGCTGCACATGGGGAAGTCGCTTCAGCCGGTCGGCCTGCTGGCGGGCCGTGCGCTCGCTGTAACCTGCCTCCCGGGCGGCATCGGTGGCCTTGCCGCCATTGCGTGCGAAGGCCACGGCGAACGCCTCTTGCTGCGGGTTGAGCTGGGTCTTCGTCGGGCTCGTGCTCATGCTCGTTCCTGTGGGCGCACTGTCGGGGGTACCAAGGGGGTGCGGGTCACACCGTGACAATGCACTGTTCGAAGCCCTTGCGCGGGCACAGCATTCCGTCTCGGGTCTCCAGAGCGCCGAGTTCCACCGACGCCATTTCCCGTGAGACAATCCACTGAGAGAGGTCCTTCATCCGAAGCCCGCTCGCAGCTTCGTGCCCTCGTGTATCGCCTTCTCGTTCAACTCTGTGCCCTTGGCTGCCGTCTCTGGCCTCATGTCCCGCGGCTCTACTCACGCTGGTGAAGCACGGTGGCATAGTCCGTTCTGGCGTCAACGGCCCAAGTGGGCCGTAGCCTGGAGCCTCTAAGCTCCAGGTGACGCCAGACGTGCGGCCTCTGCCTCTCGGCTCCACCAGCGGAGTGGCCGCTGGCATTCAGCACAGGACGACGACAATGGCACAGGTATCCGAGAAGGCTTTCACTCAGGCACTCACCAATCAGCTCGCGGGCTTCTTCAGCATGAAGGACGAAGTGATTGATGACACGGGTAAACGGACGATGGTGGAAGTGAACAGCTTCCTCATGGAGAACATCCTCAACAAGGTCTGCTGGGGCCTCGGCAAGATGTTCGAACAGCAGACGCAATACCACGGCGAGAGACGCCGCATCCTCCTCGCGTACCGCCGCCAGCACGACGGGTCCGAGATCTCGCTCGAGAAGATCCGCCGGGCCGCCGGCTCACTCCAGCGCGCAGAGTCGAACCTCTCGCTCGTGGAATCCGCCTACTTGGCGGCGAAGACGGCCTACGCGGATGTCGCCGGGCGGGCGTTCGGTGAGCGGCGCTCGGCCGGTCTCGCCCTGCCGGCCGACCCGGAGCTGGCCGACATCGACGCCATGTTGGCGAACGACAAATCCCTCAAGTCGGCGTACCGCAACGGCGCACGGGCGTAAGCCCCTCGGGGAGGAGCACCAGCTCCTCCCTTCCTCTCTTGCACTCCGCACTCAGCACAAGGCACACCTCAATGGCATCCCTCGCTTGCTCGTTGGTCACGGGCCTGTTCCTGGTTGGCATCGCGCTCCTCATTGCGATGGCCATTCACCGGGCGCAGGCCGAGCACAAGATCATCACCTCATTTCATGACAGCGTCAGGGTTTCGGTGCCGATCCCACCGAAACGTCCCGTCGATGCGCGCTAACGCACTGGATCACACAGCACGGAGACAGCACACCATGAAAGACAAGGCCATCCCGACCATGAACGACAAGCCCACTACCTACGGACAGATCACGGTCAGCGACAGCTGGTCGAC